TTATCGCTTTCTTGGTGAACGCTGTTAAAGAACTAGACGAACAGTTGCAAGAATTGAAAAATACAAACGCATAAATAATTAAAGTATTAATGCCGAGTTCTAAGGGGAGCGAAGATGGCAATCAAAATTCAAAACGCTACTGTCATTGACGACAGTAAAGCAGGCAATTTACTTAGCCTAACTATCGGGCAGACCGCAGGTTCAGGCGCATCTTTCTTAAAAATCCCATTCTATTCTTCGGCAGCGCTAAGAGATGCAGCCATAACTTCACCTGAAGCTGGCATGATTTGCGTAACTGCAGGTCAATTCTTAGGTTACGATGGAACAAAATGGGGATCTATTGTTGGTGGTATTGAGGAAGACGCCCTTTGCCTCGCACTGATAGATCTAAACTAAATATAAAAATAACAATGGAGAAAATAAATGACTGTTAATATTTCATCATTAGAAGCAGTTATCCAAGGTAAAATGAATGCTCTTACTACTAGTAGTGATAGCAAAGAAGTCATTTATCTTGCAAAAGCATTAGAGTCTTTGGATAATGGTGTTTTAACATCAGTTGCTCTATACTCTCAGCTACCTACTGCAGCCAGTTCTACAGGTCGTGTGGTATATGTATCTGATACGCAAAAAGTTTACTACTCTAACGGTAGTTCTTGGGTTGTTCTTTCTACAGCACAAGATCCAAACTTCTCAATTTCTACACTTGGTGTTGAATATCTTGAAACCGAAGATTATTCTACACTGACTGAAGCAGTCGACCTCACAGAAGACTGGGACTTAATCACTACACCTACATCATCGACTGCTGATTGGTTCCAACTTTCACTGGTTAACAAAGGTACACAGGGTGATATCTACATCGACCCAACTTGGTACACTTTCACAATTTATGATGGTGTTACACGTGCTGGTGTTAAGCACTTGGCTGCTCACAAAAATAACCTTGATTTTGAGAACATGGTTGCTTCTCAGCAAGGTTTCTGCCACCTATTAAAGACTAGCCATACTACAGTTCCACAAGGTACTCCAACTCCTATCCCATTTACTAGTGCTCGTATTATCGACACACGTATGGGCACATTCGATGCTGGTTACTTTACTACTAACTGGGAAGGTTGGTATAAAGTTATGTTCTCTGTGTGGACAGATGGTGATGTTTACTTTATGCTTGGTGGTAGCCAGACTTCACTAGATAACACTACTGCAACATTCGCCAACAACGAAAACTATGCTCATCGTGTCGTTTATTTGAATAAATACGAGACACTAAGATTATATGCTATGTCTGATGGTATCGGAACATTACCAACTAGAACAGTTTACGGTTTTGACTATAACCATCCTAACTTAGCTCAAATGAGTATTGAGTTCCTTGGTAAATAATTGATATAAGGGAAAATAGATATGTCAAAACAAGTTAGATTTAGAAGAGGAACTACTGCTCAGCACAGTGTGTTTACTGGTCCAGCAGGTGAGATCACAGTTAATACAGACAAGAAAGCCTTAGTTGTGCACGATGGTGTTACAGCAGGTGGTGTTACTGTGGCTAGAGCAGATCGTCAACGTGGTTGGTCTAGAACTGAAATTTTTACAGCCAACGGTACTTGGTCTCAATCTGGTAAAACAGATTTAAAACGTATCATTGTGTATGCATACGGTGGTGGTGGCGGTGGGGCTACTGCTGGTGGCGGACAAGGTGGTGTCGGTATGGTTATCCTTGAAGCCAGCGCAATCACAACAACAGTTGCAGTTACAGTCGGTGCTGGTTCTACTGGAACTGGCGGCACTACTTCGTTTGGATCATACCTTTCATGCGCTGGTGGTGCTGCAGCATCTGGCACAACGGCAGGTTCAGGTGGTGGTGTTTCAGGCGCTGGTGCATTTAACTTAGGTGGTCAGGGTGGATCGACTGCTCCTCTAAACCCCACAACAACATCTCATGGTGGCGGTGAGGGTTCGAGCTCAACTGCTAGAGGTGTTTTCGGAGCTGGTGGTGTTAACGCTACTGGTGGACCAGGTTGCGTGATCATCGAAGAAATTTATGGATTTGTTTAAGAGGATAAATTAAATGTCAAAACAAGTTAGATTTAGAAGAGGAACTACTGCTCAGCATGCTGCCTTTACAGGTATTGCTGGAGAAGTCACTGTAGATACAGATAAAAAAGTTCCTGTTGTCCATAACGGAACTACTGCTGGTGGTATCCCTTTACTAAGAGAAGATCGACCACGTGGTTTTACTAGAATGGAAGTATTCACCACAACTGGCACTACATATACTATTGCAAACAAAACCGATTTAAAGAGAATTCGTGTTACAGCATACGGTGGTGGTGGCGGTGGCGGCGCTGCATCAGGTGGCGGTGCGGGTGGTTACGGTTTTCGCACATTAGATGTCAGCGAATTAACAACTAATACAACTGTAACTATTGGCGCTGGTGGTGGCTCTACTGCTACTGGTGGTACTACTTCGTTCGGCACTTACATTTCTGCCAGCGGTGGCGGTGGTGGCGGCGGAACTGATGCAGGTGGTGCACCAGGAACCGCTTCTGGAACTAGCGTTACCAATATGGGCGCACAAGCTGGTAGAAATGGAAATAACTATACACACCCTGTTTATGGATCTCAGTTTTTTCCACAAAACGGCGCAGCTGGCGGTGGTTTTGGCGCAGGTCGTGCAGGTGTTGCAGCACAAGGTATTAGAGGTGGCGGTGGTGGCAGTGGTGGACAAGCTGGTGCACAAGGTTGCGTGATCATCGAAGAAATTTATGGATTTGTTTAAGAGGATAAATTAAATGTCAAAACAAGTTAGATTTAGAAGAGGAACTACAGCGCAACATAGCTCATTTACTGGTGCTTTGGGCGAAGTGACTGTAGACACAGATAAAAACGTAACAGTAGTGCATGATGGTACTACTGCTGGTGGTGTCCCTTCTGCTCGCCAAGACCGCCCACGTGGATTCACTAGAACTGAAGTATTCACTACTGTCGGAGCAGCAACATGGACACTGACTGGTAAAACAGATTTAAGACGTGTTGTTGTCACAGCATACGGTGGCGGTGGTGGTGGCGGCTCAAACGCTGGTGGTGGTAGCGGTGGTATTGGAACTAGAACTATCGAACTAGCTGACCTTACAACAAACGTAACTGTTACTGTGGGTGGTGGCGGTGCCTCGGGTGCTGCTGGTGGTACTACTTCTTTTGGTACCTATGTTTCTGCTACTGGAGGTGCTGCAGGATCTGGCACCACACCAGGAGATGGTGGTAATGCTAGTGGAACGAACGTAACAGTACTGGGTGGCCAGCGTGGCCAATCATATGGCGCTGCTTCTGTAAATATATACTACTATGGATACGGACAAGTTCCAGCAGTTTCTGTCTCGGGTAATGGCGGTGGTGGTGGTATTAGTGGCGGTGGTCGCCACGGTGTTGCAGCAAACGGTGTCACTGGTGGTGGCGGTGGCTCTGGCTCTGCTGGTGCTCAAGGATGCGTTATTGTTGAAGAAATCTACGGACTATAAGGAGATATAAATGAGTCAAGTATACACTATTGCACATATTAAAAACGGCGTTGTAGAAAACACATGTGTTTGGGATAAAATTCCTAATTCTGTAGATGATGCTGGTTTTGGTAGTTACGAATATGTAAATGTTACTGGTTCTCCAGTTGCTATCGGTTGGGAATACGCTGCTGGCGTATTCACTAATCCACAAGACTTGAATCAGGTATGGGAAGTACCTGCATCAGAAGGTTGATCTGTGCTTAAAAATAAAAATCCCTCTTCGGAGGGATTTTTTATTTGCATTCTAACTTATTATAAATAAGATGTATAGATTAGGAATTCCGAATGGCAACTATAAGCAACCTTTTTGTGGACGCTGGGGCTTCTTACAGTAACATAATTACTGTTAGTGCATCTAATGGTCAAGCACTTGATTTGACAGGATACACTGTTGCCTCACAAATGAGAAAATCATACAGCTCAAGCCAAGCATTTAACCTTAATGCTACTGTGTTTAGTGCTGCTCAGGGAAAAGTTCGTCTTCAGTTATCACCAGCACAATCAGAAGCCATTCCTGCAGGAAGATGGTTGTATGATGTAGAAATAACTTCTCCAAATGGTTCTAAAACCAGAGTGGTAGAAGGAATCGTTACAGTGAACCCACAAATAACACAAATATAATATGACAGATACAGTTGTAGTTTTAAACCCAGACGAGGCTCTAACAGTAGCAGTCTCAGAGGGTGTTTTAACTCTTGCATCAACCACTAACGCTAATCCAGCTGTCGTTGAATCATTAGATTCTGTTGCAGACGTTGATACCACAACAAATGGTAAGATTGATGGATCTGTTTTAGTCTATAGAACAAGTACAAATAAATGGACATCTACCACTACGCTCGATGCGCAGAACATGGAAGGTGGAGAATTTTAACGGAGAAATAAAAGATGGCATCAATTATTCGAATTAAACGCTCATCAGTAAGTGGAAATCCAAGTACGCTTGGTGCTGGTGAATTAGCTTATTCAAACTTAACAGATAATGGATCTAATGGTGGTGATCGCTTATACATTGGTATGGGCACTGAAACATCAGGGAACGCTGCTAACCATATTGTTATCGGTGGTAAGTATTTCACCGACATGTTGGACCACAGCAAAGGTGTTCTAACTGCAAATTCTGCTCTTATCACTGATTCGTCTAGCAAATTAGATAATCTTAAAGTTGATAACTTAGATTTAAATGGCAATACTATTAGTACTACTGATACTAATGGTAACTTAACTCTATCGCCAAATGGTACTGGTTATGTTAGCATTCCATCTACACAAACTGCTACTAGCACAACTAGTGGCGCATTGGTAGTTGGCGGTGGTGTTGGTATCGCTGGTGCGTTGTATGTTGGTTCATCTATTTCTGCGCAGTCTGCTACTTTCTCAAGCATCAATAGCACTCCGATCGGCGACACTACACCAAGCACTGGTGCATTTACCACACTGTCTGCTAGCAGCACATTAACTGTTACTGGCGAAGCAACATTTAATGGCGGAGTTAAGATTGGTTCAGACACTCTTGCCGAATACATTTACGATACAGTTGGTGGAGCCGTAACAGGTGGAACTGGTATCACTATTACAAATAGCGATGCTGGCAATACTTCTACTGTTTCTATCACCAACACTGGTGTAACTGCTGGTTCTTATGGTGGAACTACTGCTATCCCAGTTCTGACTATTAATGCACAAGGTCAGATCACTAGTGCTTCAACTGCAAGCATTACAACTTCTTTAGGTATCGCTGCTGACACTGGCACTGATACTATTGCTCTAGCTAGCGATACACTGACATTTGCTGGTGGCGAAGGTATTGATACTTCTATCAATTCTTCTACAAATACAATCACTATCGCAGCAGAAGATGCTTCTACTAGCAACAAGGGTGTTGCTTCTTTTGCAGACGCTGACTTTAACGTAAGTTCTGGTGCGGTAGAATTAAAAGACACAGTTGTTAAATCTGTTACAACTGATAGCGGTGCGTTAACACCATCTACTCATGGTTTCTCTATTTTGGGTGGAGAAGGTATCGATGTAACTCACTCTGGCACTACAATCACTGTCGCTGGTGAGGATGCTTCTACAAGTAACAAGGGTGTAGCGTCTTTCGATACTAACAACTTCACTGTAACTTCTGGTGAAGTTTCTGCTAAGAGCATTACTCTTGGTTCTTCTACCCTAACATTAGGTTCAACAACTACTGCTATTGCTGGTTTAACAGAACTAACAGTAGATAACTTGAACTTTAATGGCAACACAATCACGTCAACAGATACAAACGGCGACATTATCCTTAACCCAAATGGTACAGGTAAAGTCGATGTTTCTGGTGCTATTATCACTGGTATTGCAGAACCTGTAAATCCTACTGATGCAGCAACTAAAAATTACGTTGATACTGTTGCTGAAGGATTGCACGTACACGAAGCTGCACATTGCGCTACAACTGATACTCTTGCAAACCTTTCTGGTGGTACAGTAACTTACAACAACGGTACTAATGGTGTCGGTGCTACTCTCACTCTTTCTTCTGGTTTAACTGCAATTGACGGACACACATTAACTAATGGTGACCGTATTCTGGTTAAAAACGAAAGCACCCAAGCGCACAACGGTATGTATGTTCGTACTAGCGCCACGATTCTCACTCGTGCTAGTGACTTTGATACTGGTGCTGAAATCGGCGGTGGTGATTTTACATTCGTTGAAAACGGTACTACATATGGTAATACTGGTTGGGTCCAAACGATTGAAGTAGTTACTGTTGGTACAGATAATATTATCTGGCAACAATTCTCTGGTACTGGAACTTTCACAGCGGGTAATGGTTTAACTATCTCTGGCACAGAGTTTAATGTTGTAGGTACTGCAAACAGAATCACTGTAAACCCAGACAGTATTGATATTGCATCAACTTATGTTGGTCAAACTTCTATCACTACTCTTGGAACTATCAGTTCTGGTACTTGGCAAGGCACTATTGTTAGCCCAACATACGGTGGTACTGGTGTCAATAATGGCACTAAAACTATCACGCTGGGTGGCAACTTCACTCACTCTGGTGCGCATACACTGGGTGTCACAACTACTGGTAATACAAGTGTTACACTACCAACTACTGGCACTCTTGCTACTCTTGCTGGTACAGAAACATTAACAAACAAGACAATCACTGGCGCAACAATCAGTGCTGGTTCGATTGATAACACACCTATCGGTGCTTCAACTGCAGCGTCTGGTGCGTTTACTAGTTTGACTGCCAACGGTGCTGTTACATTCACTTCGTCTACTGCATCTAGCAGTTCAACTACTGGCGCAGTTGTTATCACAGGTGGAGTTGGTGTCGGTGGTAGCATCTACGGTGCTGGTGCTGGTACATCTACACTTGATGGATTCAACATCGATGGTGGCACGTACTAAATAATTTGAAATAGGGTAGTTTTTACTACCCTAGTTGTAACCTTTTTTAAGGAATCGCAATGGCGAATAAAATTATACTGAAGAAGTCTTCAGTAGCTGATAAAACACCAACAACATCTGATTTAGAGTATGGCGAACTTGCATTAAACTATACTGATGGTAAGTTGTATTTTAAAACAGCAACTAATACCATTTCTTCTTTTAATTCGGGTGGTGGCGGTGGTGCTGCAAGCGATTCCTTCAAAAGTATAGCTGTATCTGGACAAGATACAGTTGTAGCAGATTCTAGTACTGATACATTAACTTTAGTTGGTAGCGGTATCGCTATCACAACTAACGCTACCACTGATACAATTACATTAACAAACTCTGGCGTCACTTCTTTAACAGCTGGTACTGGTATTTCTGTGAGTGGTAGCACTGGTGGCGTTACCATAACAAACAGTGCACCCGATCAAACTGTTTCTTTAACAGGAAGCGGATCAGTATCTGTTTCTGGAACATATCCCAATTTCACTATCAGTGGAACTGATACCAATACCACTTATACTGCTGGTACTGGTCTCTCTCTAGTTGGCACTACATTCAGTGTCGATAGCACTATTGCTACTAAGACATATGCAGACACAGCAGCTGCAACAGCTGTTTCTAACTTGGTAGACGCTGCTCCTACAACTCTAGACACCCTTAATGAACTGGCTGCAGCGTTGGGTGATGATCCCAATTTTGCCACAACTATAACAACTAGCATTGGCACAAAAGTTCCAAACACTAGAACAGTCAGCGCTGGCGCTGGATTAACAGGTGGTGGTGCACTAAGCGGTGACATAACAATCAGTCACGCTGATACTTCTTCTGCTGCTAATTTAACTGCAAGTTCAAGAACATATGTTACTGGATTAACATTTGATACCTTTGGCCACGTAACTGCTTATACTACTGGTTCAGAGACAGTAACAGATACAAATACAACTTACACGCTAGATGGCTCTGGTACAACTAACAGTGTAAACATCGAACTGGTTGCTGGTGGTTCTGGTTCTGGAACAGATTCTATAAATGTTGTTGGCTCTGGCGCCACAACAGTAGCTTGGGATGAAGCCAACCAAAGAATCACGATATCTTCAACAGATACCAACACAACATATTCTACAGCAACGACTTCAACTAATGGATTAGTTAAACTTGGTGATGGCACAACACAGACTACAGCAGCAAACGCTGTAACAACAACTGCTTCTAGATCATATGCCGTTCAGTTAAACGGATCTGGCCAGATGGTCGTTAACGTGCCATGGTCTGATACTGTTTATTCGCTACCAACAGCTACGACAGCTGTCTTAGGTGGCATCAAACTAGCTAGTGACACAGCACAAACTGTTGCTGCTAATGCAGTTACGACAACTGCCTCTAGAACATACGGTATCCAATTAAATGCATCTGGTCAAGGTGTTATCAACGTACCATGGACTGATACCACTTATAGTGCTGCAACATCTACTGTAGCAGGGTTAATTGAGTTAGGTTCTGACACTGTTCAAACTGTAGCTTCAAACTCAGTTACTGCAACTGCTTCTAGATCTTATGCCTTACAAGTTAACTCATCTGGTCAAGGTGTTATCAACGTCCCATGGACAGATACAACATATTCTGTAGCAACAAGCACTGTTGCTGGATTAGTAGAATTAGGTTCAGATACTGTACAAACAGTTGCAGCTAACGCTGTATCGTCTACAGCATCCCGTTCATATGCAGTTCAATTAAATGCATCTGGGCAGATGGTAACTAACGTACCATGGACAGATACAAATACAACTTATGCTATTTCAGCTGAAACTACAACAGGTGGAGTTAATTTAAGATTAACTGGATCTGACTCATCTACAGATGATGTTAAGTTTGCAGCTGGTACAAATATAACATTAACAAGAACAGACGCTAGTACTATCACTATCGCTGCTTCTGGCGGTGGTTCTTCTCCATGGACTTTTAAAACAGCAAACTATACTGCAGTAGATAAAGACAGAATTATCGCAACTACAACTGGCGGTTCTTTTACCGTCACACTTCCAGCCACACCATCGGCTGGCGCTGAAGTTATCATTGCTGATGGTGATAACTGGCAAACAAATAATTTAACAATTAATAGAAACGGCTCAACCATTAAAGGACTAGCAGAAAACTTAGTTATGGATATCGCAGGAGTTAAAGCGGAATTCGTTTATAGCGGTTCTACATGGTTAGTGTTCGCATTCGCTTCTGGTGCAGATGACACATTGGCAGTTTCTTTAGCAGTGGGAGATGAATTCTAATGGCATTATTAAGTCAAATTTTAGCAGCGTCGACTGTTCGTGGTGAGAAGGGTCCAACGGCTACTGTTGATGTTGGAACATTAACAACATTAAACCCAAATCAAACCCCATCAATAACAAACACAGGATCTACTGGTTCTGCTTTGTTTAGTTTTGGTTTACCAAGAGCAGCTTCTGTTGCTATGCATGCTACACCGATGCTGGTTGGTAACCCAAACTCTAATCCATCTATAACTAATAGTGGAACTAACGGAGACGTAGTCTTACAAATGACTATGCCTAGAGCACCTGTTGTTTCGTTGGGTACTGTGGCTAATGCAACTAGCGGGCAAAGCGGTAACGTAACAGCAACGACAAGTGGTGCTGGAGATGTTGCATTTAACTTTGTAGTTCCACAAGGATTGATCTGGCGTAGCACCTGGAACTCAGCAACAACATATTATCCAAGAGACGCTGTTCAATGGCTTGGTTCTGCATATGTTTGTGTATTACAAACAACAAACAATGTACCACCAAATGCTACTTACTGGTCGCTGTTTGCTACCTCTGGTGCTGTCGGCGCAACAGGTGGTGGTGCAGATCAAATCTTTTGGGAAAATGGTAAAACAGTAACAACTGCCTATACAGTTGGAGCTAACTCAAATATGACTAGTTCTGGTCCAATAACTATTTCAGATGGTATCACGATAACTATAGCCTCTGGTGGCGAGTGGAGTATTGTATGAGTAAATTGGTAGTTTCGCAATTAGAATCACCAGCAGTGTCTGGTATTATAACAGTTGTGCCTGGAGACATAGTGTATTCTCCAGGGTCAGTTGTACAAGTTATTCAAAACCACACATGGGATCAGTCATCAATGTCTATCCCGAGCAGCTATACAGCATTCACAAACATACCATTAACTGCTTCTATTACACCAAAAAGTTCAGCGAGCAAAATTTTGGTTGAAGTTAGATGGATGGGTGAATTCAGTAACGAAGCTGCTACTTGGAACTTAATGTGGAATTTAAGAAGAGGTACTACACTGATTGGTAGAAACCCATCGTGGCCAACAGATAGAAACACTGGTTTGATGATTTCTTATCTCAGCTACCGTGATGCTGACAGCAGCAGTACACCTGAGGGTGTATTCTATAACTATCTGGATTCTCCAGCTACAACTTCCACAATAACATACACAGCTTGTGTTCAAACTGACACAGCCATAACCTTGTGGACTAATCGTACTGTAGGTTATACATCTGGTGGTCACGAAGCTGGCACAAGTTCTATTACATTATGGGAGATTGCGCAGTGAGTAGACTACAAGTTGATCAACTGGCAGCAAGAACTGGTACTGGAACTATTACTATTCCAACTGGTAGTAGATTGGTTGGCACAGACGTTGGTGCGATAACAACTAACAGAGGCGTCGTACAGGTACAATATGCCACTGCGATGCCAACAAGTCATATCACAGTAACATCAACTAGTAATACTACTCTTGGGTTAAACCTCACCATAACACCTATCTTTGCTAATAGCATTATTAAAGTTGAGTTCTTTAGCACTATGTTGCTAGGAAACGCTAATGCTTTGACACTAACACTACAACGTAGAATAGGTGCTGGCTCTTTTTCAGATTTAACTCCAGCGACTGGCACATCTTCTAGGTATACATATGGTTGGAGCTATAATAGTTCTAGTTGGATGGCGCAGAACAATATATATTTTGATACTCCGAACACAACATCTGCAGTAACATATCAATTACTTTACAGAAACTGGAGTAGCACAGCAACTAATTATTTGGTGCACCAATACATGGAATATGGTTGGGTTGCTACGGAGATTAAACAATGAGTGTTGTTAGAGTTTCACAACTAACATCAGAAATCGGCAGCGGTGATTTTTTCGTTAATACAGGAAATAGAATAATTTCTACAGATAACGAAATTTATAGCGGTCCAGGATCTATTGTTCAAGAAGTTAGAACTACTGCTATGACTGCTGGTGCATTAGCCACATCTGGTGGACCAGTAGAATTGGGATTGATTGGTACTATCAAACCAAGATTTAAAAGTAGCACAATTTATGTTAGATTTTTTAGTACTATGCTTTACGGTGCTGCTGGATGGTTAGTTTGTACACTATACAGACAGGGTGGTACATACGCTAGCAATAACTGGTTCAACTACGATAGCAATACATTTAATGGATTTAACAACTTAACTGCAGATACTAGAAGTAGTTACAGATATGCATATGGATGGAACTACAACACAAATTCATGGGCTCCTGCAGAATTTAAATACTTTGACTTTCCTGGTACTACCGAAGAGGTAAGTTATAAATTATATTACCAATCATCTGGCACTAACTATCTTGTAGATCAGTATATGGAGTATGGTTGGATTTTAACAGAAATACGAGGTAGAGATTAATGCCGTCATTCTTAAAAGTTGATACAATTAGAAATAATGCAAATGAGGATGTGCTGGTTAATGGCTATCCCAGAAGACCAGGACAAGTTATCGAGTATTTGAGTAGCCCGTGTGACGGATCATCTGTAACTGTTGGTTCTGGAACATATACATTCCAAAACGTAACTGCTGCTGTTGGACCAGTGTATACTTACACAGACGTACAAGGTTCTTCTATAAACTACACTCCACCCGCTGGAACAACTCGTGTTATTTATGATTTTAACTATGCGATGTATTGGAACCATGACCACGCTATTTCTCACTTTAAGTTTTTTGTTGGTGCCAACGAAGTGACATTTGCTCGTTTTAGCAGATCTGGTCGTTATCCAGAAGACAGATATTCTTTTGTGTGGAACATAGCGATTGGCGGCGCAGGAAATGTGAATACTGGTAGACTAGCATCATGGACAACATCGCTAAATTTAAAAATGCAATGGCGTGCATATGGAACGAGTAATGCCAGAGGTTTACACGGAACTACATATTGGGATGGTACTGGTAGTACACAGTTTAGTATGCCGATTTTAACAATTATAGCCATTGCATAATGAGTGTTTTAAGAGTAAATACAATACAGAACAGCAGTGGACAAGATTTGCTTGTCAACGGAATACCAACACGCCCAGGAAGGGTGATGGAATATTTGGTTTGTAATGGTGATGGTTCATCTGATCTCGGAGCAGTTTCTGAAATATCTGCGGCACAGATTAACAATTACAGACAAGCGATTTACTCATATGAGATGATCCCTGGATCAGATGTCTCTTACTGTCCACCACTTGGCGCAACTAGAGTTATCTACAAATTTAGATATGGTATGAGATGGGAACATGATCATGCTATTTCTAATATGAAGTTTTACATAGATTCAGATGAAATAGTTTTCGCTAGACACAGCAGATCTGGTCGCTATCCAGAAGATAACACCGAATTTATGTGGACTATGGCTATTGGTGGAACTACTAATTTTAACACAGGCAGAGTATCAGAGTGGACAGCGCCAAAAAGACTTTCTATGTGGTGGCGTGCGCATGGAAGCGGTAACGCTAGATCAATGCACGCTACTAACTACTATGACGGCACTGGTATATTACTTACTGTTGTGCCCACATTATCAATTATTGCAATAGCATAAGAGGAACCTAAAATGATTATTATCGAAAGAACTATCACACTATCTGAGGCAATGACATCTCTAAGACCAGGATACCCATGGGTTATTCGTGGTGACGATATTTACGATAATCTAGAGTGGAATGGTAACCAAGAGGACAAACCAACTAGGGAAGAATGTGACCAAGAGATCGCTAGACTGCAAGCCAAGTGGGACTCTGAGATTTACAAAAAGCGTAGAAAGCTAGAGTACCCAGATATTCAAGAATACTTAGATGGAGTTGTAAAAGGCGACCAAGCGCAGATCGATAAATATATTGCAGACTGCTTGGCAGTTAAAGCAAAGTACCCAAAACCAGAGGCAGAATAAAATGGCAGTTGCATCTAGAGACCAATTAAAACAATACGCACTCCGTGCTCTGGGTGCACCCGTAGTCGAAATTAACGTAGACGACGACCAACTGGAAGATCGTTTAGATGAAGCGCTGGAACACTGGAGACAGTATCACTACGATGGTGTAGAGCAAATCTACATGAAACAAAAGATCAGCGCAACTGAGATTGTGTTGACACAATCTGTCGCTCAGAACTTTAACATCGGCGAACTTATCACTGGAGCAACTTCTGGTGCTACAGCTACGGTTTGTACAGAAACTCAAAGAGTTCCAAACGGAACTATGTTGTTGGTTAAAAACGTAACTGGCACTTTCCAAGCTGGCGAAGCTATCAATGGCGCTGACTCCAATGTCACAGCTACTACAGTTTCTATCACTTTAGGCGAGTACGATAAAAGATACATTACAATACCAGACTTGGTTTATGGTGTTACAAAGGTGCTGTCTATGGGACAAGCATCTTCTTCTAAGAATATTTTCGACTTGCAATATCAGTTGCGTCTAAACGACTTGTACGATTTAACTGCTACAAGTATCATTTATTACAAGACAGTAATGTCTCATTTGGCTCTGTTAGACTTAGAGTTGAATGGACACACATCGTTCCGTTTCAATCGCAGACAAGGGCGACTGCACCTTGACATCAATTGGCAAACTGATATTATGCTTGGCGACTATGTTATCGTACAAGGATATCGTGCACTTGACCCAAACGAGTTCACAAAGGTGTGGAACGAATCGTGGTTAAAACACTACGTAACTGCATTGTTTAAGAGACAATGGGCTACTAATATCAAGAAGTTTTCTGGCATCCAACTTCCAGGTGGAGTCACGCTCGATGGCGACAAACTTTATGATGAAGCAGTGACTGAATGTAAAGAGTTAGAAGATTCTTTAATGAACAAATCTGCTCCGTTAGACTTTTTCTTAGGATAATAATGTCAACAGTAAATGTTTATTTTTCTCACGGTACGAGAAATGAACAGTATCTAGTCGAAGACTTGATCATCGAATCTTTAAAGATTTATGGTCAAGAGTTTTTCTACATCCCAAGAACTTTAGTTTCTAAAGACAACATTCTTGGAGAGGATAGATTATCTGAGTTTAAAACATCCTTTCCTATCGAGATGTACTTTGAAAACGTAGATTCTCTAGACGGACAAGGTGCATTCATTCAAAAGTTTGGTTTAATGATGGAGCAGTCTGCTACGCTAGTAGTTGCTCGTCGTCGATGGGAACAGTTAGTCGGTCGTTATGGTGCAACAACTCTACCGAATAGACCAAACGAAGGGGACTTAATTTATTTCCCATTAACAAAAGGTTTGTTTGAGATTAAGTTTGTCAAACACCAAGATCCATTCTATCAACTTGGTAAACTATATGTTTACAAACTACAAGTTGAGCTGTTTCAATATAGTTCTGAGCGCATTGATACAGGTATTAAAGAGATCGATGCGTTTGAATCTCTCAAGACTTTCACAACGAATACAACAAGAACACCTTATGGGCAAGTTACTAAAATTAATGTGACTGCTCAAGGAAGTGGTTACACATCTGCTCCAACAGTTGTATTCACATCAAGCAGCGGACTAGGCGCAACAGCCACAGCGGTTCTTGGTTCAGGGTCTACTGCTGGTAAAGTTGTTTCTATCGAAGTAACAAATGGTGGTGAGAGATATCAAACTGCACCAGTCATCACTTTAACGGGTGGTGGCGGTAGCGGTGCTCAGGCAGCATCCGTCATCGAATCAGATATCGACAGAGTCGAGTCGTTTGGTGACAACAATAAATTTAAAGAAGAAGCCACTGATATACTGTTTAGTGAGACTAACCCATTCGGCGAGGTAGGTGACTAATGCTTAACAATAATGTATTTTATCATGGAATTATTCGCAAGAGCATTGTAGCTTTTGGTCGTTTGTTTAGCGACATCTACATTGATCGTAAACAAGGCGACTCTGTGAATGGAACTACGATCCAGAGATTACAAGTTCCACTGGCATATGCTCCAAAAGAAAAATGGTTAGTTCGTATCGAGCAAGATCCTAATCTTGAAAACAATACCTATGTTTCTTTACCAAGAATGTCTTTTGAGATCACTGGATACTCATATGATTCGATGAGAAAACTAAACCGCATGCAGAAAATCGAATGTGGTGACGGTACTTCATCAAAGACATTTATGTACAGTCCTGTTCCGTACAATATAGAAATATCTCTGTATGTATTGACCAAGACCCAAGAAGATGGTCTGCAAATCATAGAGCAGATATTACCAACATTCACTCCAGAGTACACGCTGACAGTTAACACTGTCCCAGAGATGAACGTAAAACTAGACGTTCCAATCGTGTTAAATAGTGTGTCAGTTGTAGATGAGTATGATGGTGATTTCCAGACTCGTCGTTTTGTGACCCACACATTAAACTTTACATTAAAGACTAGCTTGTTTGGACCAGTTTCTGGTAAAAATGTTATCGATACTGTATACGCTAATGTTGGTTTAAAAGAAGATTATACAGCTACAAGAATTTACACTGCCGAAGGCGACACGACTACTGCTACAGTTAATACTGAAAATTGGGAAGATAACTTTTAATAATGGCTGAAATTTATAATAGCAACTCCAACTTAAAAGCAGCTGGAGTTCAAGTACAATTCACTCAAGAGAACATTCAAGAGTTTATCAAATGTTCTCAAGATCCAATTTACTTTATTGAAAACTATTGCTACATCGTAACTTTGGACTTTGGTCTTAAGTTATTTAAACTATACGATTGCCAAAAGAAAAAAGTTGATATCATCCATAACAATCGTCGTGTGATTCTTATGGAAGGTCGTCAGCAAGGTAAGACTACTACATCTGCTGCTTACATTCTTTGGTATACTCTGTTCCAACCAAACAAAACTGTAGCTATTCTTGCCAACAAGAAAGACGCTGCACGTGAAGTTTTGGATCGTTACCAAACCATGTACGAAATGCTTCCAAAGTGGATGCAACAAGGTGTTCTTACTTGGAACAAAGGTGACATCGAATTAGAGAATGGCTCTAAGGTATTCACAGCTGCGACTGGTAAATCTGGTATTCGTGGTAAGTCTGTAAACTTACTATACGTTGACGAAGCTGCGATCATCCCAAACAACGTGGCTGAAGAATTCTTCACTTCTGTTTACCCAACTATTTCTGCTGGTCAGACCACTAAGATTCTACTGTCTTCAACTCCACTAGGTTACAACCACTTCTGGAAGTTTTGGACTGACGCTGAAAAGGGTCGTAACGGATTCGTTCCACTGTTCATTCCTTACTGGGAGATTCCAGGTCGTGATGAAGCATGGGCAGCAGAACAGAAAGCAGCGCTGGGTGAATTGAAGTTCACACAGGAAGTTTTATGTAACTTCTTGGGTTCTTCTCTGACTCTAGTTCGTGCCGACTGTATTGCTAAGATGAGTCCAGAAGCTATCATTCACCAGAAAGAAGGTCTGGACATTTATGTCGAGCCGCAAGCTAATCATACTTACTGCTTAATTGCAGACATTGCAAAGGGTGTAGGTGGAGATTACTCTGCATTCCAAGTTATCGACATAACGGAAATCCCCTACAGGATTGTAGCCAAATACAGAAATAACGAGATCAGTCCACTGTTGTATCCTAACATCATCTACAAGGTTGGAACTGATTATAATAATGCGTGGGTTTTATTGGAAATAAATATATCTGAGCAAGTAGCCCACATTCTATATTCTGAGATGGAATATGAAAACATATTGTTCGTAACACGCCATGCACTAGGACAAACAGTTTCTGGTGGTTTTGGTGGTGGTAAGACCCAATTGGGTGTGAACACTGATAAGAAAATTAAACGAATCGGTTGTCACAACTTTAAAGCACTTGTCGAAGAAAACAAGTTGCTAGTGCAAGACGCTGATACGATCTCTGAAATTTCTACATTTATTGAGAAAAAAGGATCGTACGAAGCGGACGAAGGATATCATGACGATTTAGTTATGCCACTAGTTCTATTTGGATGGTTAACAACAAATTCTTACTTTAAAGACCTTAATAACATAAATCTAAGGAAGGTCATGTACGAAAAGCAGATGCTAGCTATTGAGGAAGAACTGACCCCATTCGGATTCTATGATGATGGCGGTCCAGAAAAACCTCCCTTAAACTTCTAGAAATCGTGAAAAAACTAAATAAAATGTAGACATGAAATTGTCTAAAGGTAAAACTTATTAACAAGGAGAATTACAATGCCGTTTCAATTATCTCCAGGCGTTGCAGTCGTAGAAAAAGATTTCAGTTCTATCGTTCCAGCCGTTTCTAGTTCTGTTGGTGCTTTCGCTGGTGCATTCCAGTGGGGTCCAGTTATGGAACCAGTTACAGTTAGTTCTGAGAATGAATTAGTTCGTCGTTTTGGTAAACCAAATGACAGCAACTTTGACTCTTTCTTTACAGCAGCAAACTTCCTATCTTATACAAATAACCTACTGTTGGTTCGTGCAGACGCTGGACACTTGAATGCGGTTGCTTCTACAACAGGTGGTGTGACCGCAGTTGCTGTAGGTACAGCAGGTTCTGGTTACGTTTCTACTGCTCTTGCCCCAGCAGTCACTTTCAGCGCTCCAGACGTTGATGGTGGCACTACTGCTACTGGTACTGCAGTTCTTTCTGGTGGCGCTGTTACAGCTATCGTTGTAGCTGGTAACATGACTGGTTACACTGAAGCCACAATCACTATCACTCCTGCATCTGGTGACACTGGCTCTGGCGCTACTGCTACTGCTTCGTTCACCAATGGTGCAATCAGTGGTGTTACTATCACTAATGGTGGCAGTGGTTACAAAGCAACTCCAACTGTTACTATTTCTGGTAACGGTAACGGTGCTGTTGTTAACTCTGTGACTTTAGGTACATCTACTATCACTGGTGTTAATATCGTTCAAGCTGGTTCTGGATACACTTCTGCTCCGTCAGTAACTATCGCAGCACCTCCAACTGGTACAGTTGCTACTGCTACTGCAACTATTGCTACTGGTACTGGTATCAAGATCAAGAACGGTGAAGATTATCTGTTGCAATACGCTAACGGTGCTGGTATCGTTGGTGAGTTTGCTGCTAAGTATCCAGGTAGACTAGGTAACTCTTTATTCGTTACTATGGCAGACTCTGCCAGATATAGTAATTGGACAGTGACTATCAACGGTGCAGAAATTAACTGCGCTAAAGAATTTGACGCTGCTCCTGGTACATCAACATACGCTGCATCAAATTCTTCAACTAACGACGAACTTCACATCATCGTTTTTGACCGTGATGGTGGTGTCACTGGTGTTGCTGGTTCTATCCTAGAAAAATTTGCTTTCGTTTCTAAGGCTGCTGATGCTAAGAAACCAGACGGCACAAACAATTACTACAAGGACGTTATCAACTCTCGTTCTGAGTGGATCTGGTGGATGGATCACACAACATCTGTCGGACAGCAAGGCGTTGCATGGGGATCTCCAGCCGCAAACAATGCATTCAAGAGCATGAACGCTGCAGTAAACCGTAACTTTAGCGGTGGTGCTGACGATTATTCATTGACTGATGGCGAGAAAACCAGTGCGTTTAGCTTGTTCGAAAACTCAGAAGCATACGATATTAGCTTGATCCTTTTAGGTAAGGCTTCTACTACTGTTGCTAACTCTGTTATCAGCAATGTTGTAGAAAATCGTTTAGATTGCGTAGCTTTCATCTCTCCACAAAGCAGCGGTGGCGCTCCAATCGTTGGTGCTACATCAACAGAGCAGAATGCTATTATTGCATACCGCAATGCGTTACCAAGCACTTCATACGCTGTGCTTGACTCTGGTTACAAATACCAATACGATCGCTACAATGACAAGTACCGTTATGTTCCACTGAACGGCGACGTTGCTGGTCTGTGTGCTCGTACTGACTACACTAACGACCCATGGTTCTCTCCAGGTGGTCTGAATCGTGGTCAAATCAAGAATGTTGTTCGTTTGGCATTCAACCCAACTAAAGCACAACGTGACGAACTTTACAAGAACGGTGTTAACCCAGTTGTTACTTTCCCAGGAGAAGGTACTGTTCTGTTCGGCGACAAGACTCTGATGGCTCGTCCTTCTGCGTTCGATCGTATCAACGTGCGTCGCTTGTTTATCGTTCTTGAGAAATCAATTGCTACTGCTGCTAAGTTTCAGTTGTTCGAATTCAACGACAGCTTCACTCGTGCACAGTTCAAGAACTTGGTAGAACCATTCTTGCGTGATGTACAAGGTCGCCGTGGTATCACTGATTTCCGTGTTAAGTGCGATGAGTCTAACAACACTGGCGAAGTTATCGATCGCAATGAATTCATTGCTGATATCTTCATCAAGCCAAATCGTTCTATCAACTTTATCACTCTTAACTTCGTTGCTGCTCGTTCTGCTATTAACTTCGCAGAAATCGGTGCGTAATTAGGGAATAAATAAGAAAGAACAAAGGAGAATTAAATGGCAAATATTGCTGATTTTAAAGCGCAAATGATTGGTGGCGGTGCACGCCCTAATCAATTCCGTGTTGAATTAACATTCCCGTCTTACGTTACATTGGGTGTTGTTGCTGGACAACGTGCACAGTTTCTGTGTAAAGCTGCTCAGTTACCAGCATCCACTGTAGAGAACATCCCAGTTCTCTATCGTGGTCGCCCTGTTAACTTTGCTGGTGAGCGCACATTCCAACCATGGACTATTTCAATCTATAACGATACTTCTTTTGGTATTCGTAATGCATTGGAACAGTGGCAATCTGGTGTACAGAATTACAACGCCACTACAGGTCGTACTAATCCACGTGATTACCAAGTTGACTTGAACGTGCACCAGTTAGATCGTAACGGTGCTACAATCAAATCATACAAATTCGTGGATGCTTACCCAACTAGCATCTCTGCAGTTGGTTTAGATTTTGAATCCCAAAACGCTATTGAAATGTTTGATGTTGAGTTTACTTTTAACTTCTTCACATCGAACACTGGGGCTGCTGCTGGTTTCGGAGTTAATGTTTCTGTTGACACTCCAATCGGTACATTCCCTCTATAATAAACTAGGGCTATTACATTATGCAACTATTTGGCTTTGAAATAAAGCGTAAAAAAGAACAGGACTTGCCGAGCGTAATACCTCCAAGTCCTGTTGAGTCAGGCGCAACCGTAATAAACACTGGTGTTAATGCTGGTGGTTATTACGGTGCAGTCCTAGACATCGAAGGTACGATTAAGACTGAAAACGATCTTATTCGTAGATATCGTGAAGTCTCTCAATACTCTGACTGCGATGGTGCAATCGAAGACATTGTCAACGAAGCAATCGTAGCAGACGAAGATAGACGTTGCATTGAAATCAAATTAGATGATGTCAAAGTTTCTTCTAATATTAAAAACAAAATAAAAGAAGAATTTGATAATATCCTACGCACTTTAAAATTTGATGAAAGAGCACATGAAATCTTCCGTACATGGTACATCGATGGAAGATTGTATTATCAAATTCTTATTGACGAAAATAATGTTAAGGGTGGTATCGTAGAACTACGTTACATTGACCCACGTAAGATTCGTCGTATTAAAAATATCAAAAAAGAAAAGACTCCACAAGGAGTTGAAGTTGTTAAAGAGATTGATGAGTACTATCTTTATAACGACAAAGGAATCACTGAGCAATCTACAAATGGTGTTAAATTAGCACTTGATTCTATAGTGTATGCTCCTTCTGGTTATGTAGACCAGAACACTGGCATGATGATGTCTTATTTACATAAGGCTATCAAACCAGTCAACCAATTAAAGATGATCGAAGACGCATTGGTCATCTATCGCATTAGCCGTGCACCAGAACGTCGTATTTTCTACGTTGATGTTGGTAACTTACCTAAGCTAAAAGCTGAGCAGTATGTTTCTGATATCATGAACAAGTTCCGTAACAAGATTGTTTACGATGCAACTACTGGTGAAACACGTGATGATCGTCGCCATCTTTCTATGATGGAAGACTTCTGGATGCCTCGTCGTGAAGGTGGTAAGGGTACTGAGATTACTACACTTCCAGGTGGACAGAACCTTGGCGAGATTCAAGACATCGAATACTTCCAAGGAAAACTTTACCATGCCCTGAATGTGCCTGTTTCTCGTTTACAACCACAACAAGGATTCAGCATTGGTCGTTCACAAGAAATTTCTCGTGACGAAGTTAAGTTTAACAAGTTTATTGTTAGACTCCGTAAAAAGTTTAGCGTATTATTTTCTGAAGCACTAAGAGTTCAACTCATTGCTAAAAATATTATTTCTGCTGATGAGTGGGAAGATATTAGATATAGATTAAAGTATGACTACTTAGAAGACAATCACTTCTCTGAGTTGAAAGATCAAGAGATTTTAATGCAAAGATTGAATTCGTTACAAACAGTTGATCCGTTCGTAGGAAAATATTATTCACAAGCATGGGTTAAGCGAAACATTCTCCGTCAGGATGATGAAGAACTTGAACAAATCGCTTCTGAGATTGAAGATGAACGTGAATTACAGATGGCGCAAGCAGAGCAACAAGGACAACTTCAAGTGGCTATGCAGCAACCAATGATGGACGCACAAGCTGCACAGCAGCAAGAGGCACCGCAAGATGAACCAGCACCTGATCAACAGGACGCTGGTGCTGATGAACAACAAGATGAAGAACAATCTAAAGGCAAAGTGACCAAGTTAAAAACTGGCACATGGCCAAATTAATAGGAGAATTATATGAGCCAAACTACGACCGAATTAATCTACGCTATTAGCCAAGGCGATGCCGTAGAAACAGAAAGAGCATTTTCAGCTGCTATGGCTGAGAAGCTAGCACCAATGATTGATGCAAGAAGAATCGAAGTTGCACAATCTATGTTCAATCAAGCTGAAGAACAATCCGTAGAAGAAACACCTTCTGAAGAGTGATATCAATTAATGTTGTATACACAGTTTTTAAAATCTATCACTAAGTCTGGTGTCGTTGAGAGCACCAGATCTTTCAATCATCTTATCGAAAAGACACAGGATGATAAGATTTTAATTGATGACGAAGAAACTAACTTTGCAACTATTGAAGAAGCAAGAAAAT